ATGATATGTCACAATACACAACTATGTTTAGTGAGCTATGGGTACAAGAGTTTGCTAAAAAAGGTGGTGGTCATCACTCTGCACACATACATTGGAATCAACACGTATCAGGTTTTTATTTTTTAAAGTGTAGTGATAAAACTTCTTATCCTGTATTTCACGAACCGAGAACCGGGGCACGTGCTACAAAATTAAAAATGAAACCAGACATAAAAGGAGTATGGGGTGGGTCGGAATTAATTCATTTTAAGCCTACACCAGGAACGCTAATTATCTTTCCAGGGTTTTTAGAACACGAATATGCAGTAGACTTTGGTATAGAACCATTTAGATTTATACATTGGAATATACAGGCATTGCCAAAAGAAATGGCTAAAGATGTTTAAAAAGAAAAAGTACACAGTTATTCGTCAAGCAATATCAAAAGACCTAGCATCTTTTATTGCTAATTATTTTATGATGCAAAAACAAGTTTATGACACTTGTCAACAAGCTAGATACTTTTCACCTTTTGAAAATATTATAGGTCATTATGAAACTAGAGATGAACAGATACCAGACACATATTCTCAATACGCTAATATGGCTATGGAAACATTATTACTTAAATGTCAACCAGGTATGGAAAAAGCCACAGGATTAAAATTATATCCTGCTTATACATACGCAAGAATATATAAAAAAGGTGATGAATTAAAAAGACATAAGGATAGATTCTCTTGTGAGATATCTACTACAATGAATCTTGGTGGTGATGACTGGCCAATATATTTAGAACCAGACCCTAAAAAAGGTGGTGTTAAACCAGGTGTTGGATATATATCAGATAACACGAAAGGGGTTAGAGTAGATTTAAAACCAGGAGATATGTTAGTTTATTCTGGCTGTGAGCTAGAACATTGGAGAGAAAAATTCAAAGGCA